ATCTTGCATACCTTGGATGGCATGCAGAGAAACGGTTGAAGAAAACTGGGTTGGACTTTGAATCATGGTGCGATGAGATTGAAGCACTCGAAGTGGGAGATAGCGCAGACGCAGTGATCGTCCCTTTGGAGACCAGTCAGCCCACTGGGTAATTTCATATCTCGCTTGCGAGACAGGGATTGCACCTTCAGTGTTGCTGGCAGAAGAACCACGAATGATATTCACAATGTTGGCGTACCTTCGATGGAGAGCCATACACCTAGGCAAGTAGTATCGGATCATGGCAGGTCTTAGTCGAGGTGGCACGTTCACAGGTTCGGAGGATTTATCCAAAGACCCTGTGATGATCAAGGGGATTGACAACTTCCTTCGTGATCTTGCCAAGACATATCCTGACTTCAACAAAGAGGCTCGCAAAGCTGGTGAGCGAGTTGCCGAACTTCTGGTTGTTGCAGCCAAGTTTGAGGCTGCATCTGTGGAACGCAACCGGCAAGCAATGGAAGTGATGAAGGGGATGCGAGCGCAGCGTGATCGAATCCCAATCATCAAGTTGGATGACAAGTCTGCGTTCCAATCAAAGTCACGAAAGTTCTCGTCTTCGTACAGCATCAAGACACAACGCAGGGTAAAGCGCAAGGTGACTAGGGGTGATGTGTTCTTTGGTGCCGAGTTTGGTGGTGGCAAACACGGCTCATCTAATCGGACTTCGGCTGGTGCTAGGTCACGGGCAACAAGAGTTGATTCACAGGGCAACCGAGTTGCTTCTGATGGGTCTCGTAAGGGTGGGGGCAGGACTACCCAATTCCTTCCGCATCGTGGCAACAAGGGATACTTCTTCTGGCCTGCCGTGCGCAAGAACAAGGACAACATTGCCAGGGTCTATTTGGATGCGATTGATGAGGTTCTCAAAGGGCTTGAAGATAAGGCTTGACTTTGGCTGTGGGTTCGCTACCCTGTAGACAGGGAGGCGTTCATGGTTGTCTATTTTGATTCTGTTAAGTCTGTTCAGCCGAAGCCGTTCGCCTCAAATTGGGATGACCTCAAAGAACGCTTGATGCACCATGAGGAGAACGCACAAAAGTCTGATGGTGCGTTGTGGTCGCCTGTTGAGTATTACCCAGGTAGGACTCGCGGTAATACTGCGATCAGGTTCATTGAAGCGTTGGTCGTTGACATGGACGGTGAATCGTTTGCCAATGCCAACCTTGACGGGTTTGAGTATCTTGCCTACTCCACCTATTCGCATCGACTGGATGATCCTCACTATCACTTAGTTCTACCGTTGGCTGAGCGTGTACCGGCAGGACTGTGGCGAGCAGTGTGGGCTGAGTTGCATGAACGAATCAACTTGCAGGGCGACCCTGCGACGAAAGATGCTGCGCGTATCTTCTACCTTCCACAACATGCACCAGATCAACCATTTGAGTTCCACGAACAATCAGGAACATTCATTGACACAGACTTCCAATACGAACCTGCACGGAACCCAACACCAGCGTCACCACGTCAGTCTGCTCAGCCTCGACGCAAACGCACGGTTGGTGTTGAGATGAATGATGCGTGGTGGGATGCAGGCAAAGTGTTAACGAAGTATGACGGTCTTGAAGGTAAAGCATTGTGGTCTGCTGTGTTGGCTGACTTCCGTGCCTTGCGCTCGGCTTGTGAGGATGTCATCTAGAATTGCCGTATGGCTGGCGCACGTACCTTTGTAGTTCGGTTCCTCGCTGACGCTGAACAATATAAGAAGGGCATCAAGCAAGTCTCCGATGGTATGGGTGGCTTGAAAACTGATCTGTCGAGTTTGGTTCCGTCATTCAAAACGGTGGCTATTGCTGGTGTTGCTGCGTTCGCTGGTATTGCAGCATTCTTGACCAAAGCAGTTCAAGCTGCGATCGAAGATGAGAAGTCTCAAGCAGAACTGCAACGACAGTTGGAGAAAACATTCGGTGCAAATGATGCGTTGGTAACTTCGGTTGAACGATACATATCGGTCACACAGTTACGCACCGGAACAAGCGATACGGAGCTGCGTGCATCGCTTGGGACTTTGGTTCGTGCGACAGGTGATTTGACGCAAGCACAAAACTTGTTGCGCATTAGTCAAGACATCTCAGCAGCCACAGGAAAAGACTTGGAATCAGTTTCCTTGGCTGTTGCCAAGGCCAGCCAAGGACAGTTCACAGCGTTGTCAAAACTTGGCATCCCACTTGATGAATCAACGAAGAAGTCAAAAAACTTTGGCAAAGTCTTAGAAACCTTAGAAGGTCAATTTGGTGGTGCTGCTGATGTTGCTGCGAACACGTTTGGTGGCAAACTCAAAATTATTCAAGGACAGTTCGGTGAGATTCTTGAAACTATTGGTCAAGCTTTACTCCCGTATCTAGATAAGTTTGCCACGTTCCTTGTGAAGAATGTTGCGCCAGCCGTTGAACGTGTCAACAGTACCATCGGTTCAAAAGGATTGGCTGCTGGGTTACAACAGTTGGTGTTTGAACTTGGGCCGGCAGGTGAAACGATAGTCAAAGTATTGAAGGGCATTGCTTTGGCTTTTGCTTATGTGGTCAACACAACTACATCGGCGTATAACGTAGCGCGTGGATACGCTGAAGCACTCAAATTAGATTTCCAAGTTGCTGGTGTTTATTTTCTGAGAGCACTGGAGGAACAGATTGACATTAGCGATTTGACCGCTACTTTTGATGCTTTGCTTACGGGTGTCAACAACTACAAGGCCACTTTCCAATCCGTGATTGGTGGGCAAAACGGCGTTAATGGTTCAATAGAAACCTTCAATGATCAATCAGATAACGTGTCTAAAACTTTGAAGAAAGCTACAGAGAAGTTGAAGTTGTATACCGATGCGTTGAAGTCGAGCAACTCTGCACAGAAGTCGTTTAAGAATGCGCAGGATGATTCAATCAAGGCTGGGAAGTCGTTGACTGAGGCGAACACTAATTTGGCTGATGCGCAGGCTGCGTTCAATCAGGCTGTGGCTGGGTATGGTGCTGATTCACCGCAGGCTAGGAAGGCTGCGAAGGATTTGGAGTTGGCTCAGCGTGGGTTGGAACGTGCTGGTTACAACGTGGAAGGTTCGTTGTTTGCCATTAAGGATGCTGAGGAGGCGTTGAAGAAGGTTCGTGCTGATCCTGAGTCAACACCTCAGATGATTCGTGAGGCTGAGATTGCGTTGGCTGAGGCGAAGTTGTCGAGTGCTGATGCGATTGATCAGCAGACTGAGGCGACTAATGGTTTGAAGACTGCAACTAATTTGTTGAGTGATGCTGTGAATGGTGCGTCTATTGGTTCCGATATTTACAAGACTTTGTCGGATGCGTTGACTACAGCGAAGGAGAAGCAAGCTGATGCGTCTGTTGCTGTGGCTGAGGCGATTGAGCGTGAGACTGATGCGTTGACTGCTTATGCTAAAGCGATTGAGAATGCTGGCAAGATTGGCAATTTGTATCCTCAAGTTACTGGAAAGTTTAATATCAATAACCCGATGGCTGGTTCGGCTAACAGCATTCCGGCAACGGTGACTGGTAACTCGACTGGGTTCAAGGTGAATCCTGCTGGGGGTGGGTTGGTGATCAATGTGAATGCTGGGATTGTTTCGTCTCCAGATGAGGTTGCACAAGAGTTGGCGAACTTGTCGGATCGATACCGAAGGCTAAATGGTGGCGCAGGGTTCTTCTGATGGCTAAGTCTGCGAAGTGGGGTTCAACATACAAGGTGTTGTTGGATGTTGGTTTCTTGGCTGATGCGTTCACATTGGATGCAAGCGTGTTGGATGGCACTGATGTGTTGGATGGGTCAACAGACTTTGTGGACATCACCGAGTATGTGACGAACATCAGTATCAATCGTGGTCGTGCGACACAACTTGATTCGTTCCCTTCATCGTCTTGCACCATCACGGCTGATGATCGTGCAGCTGCACGATACTTCGATCCACTGAACACAGACTCCCAGTGGTATTCGGGTGGCACTGTTGGTATCGCACCACGTCGAGCATTCCAGGTGTACGGCGGTACAGCTGGAACGACAGCAATGTTCACAGGGTTTGTGTACGACTTGAACATTGACTACGAAGAACCGAACCTGTCAACAGCAACAATCGTTGCCACCGATGCGCTCGGTCAACTCGGTCAAACCGTCCTGACCGCATTCAACCCTTCATCACAGTTGACCTCTGCGCGTGTGTCAGCAATCTTGGATCGTCCAGAGGTGGCGTTCTCGACTGCGTTGCGGAACATTGAGACTGGGGTTGCGACGTGTGGAACGGTTGCGTATGACGATGCGACGAATGTGTTGCAGGCGTTGCAGGATGTGGCGACGGCTGAGGGTGGGCGTTTGTTTGTTGATCGTTCTGGGAATGTTGAGTTTGATGCTCGGATTGCTGTGTCGTTTGGTACGGCTGTGGCTTCGTTTGGTGGTACGGCTGGTGTGCCGATTCAGTCTTTGTTGAATGTGTATGGGGCTGAGACTGTCGTCAATAGAGTGGCCGTCTCAATAGACGGCGGCACGGCTTCGAGCATTGCGAATGGTACGGCTTCTCAAACTGAGTACGGGATCAAGGCGTTGTCGTTGACTGGGGTTCCGTTGGCCACTGATGCTGCTGGGTCAGCCTTGGCTGCATCGTTGTTGTCTAGGTTTCAAGACCCTGTGGTTCGGTTCTCGGAGATGGATGTGTTGTTGAATGCGTTGACTACAGCACAACAAGCACAGATGGCAGGGCTGGAGATTGGTGACATCCTTTCGGTCAGCAAACAATTCGCCACCGGTACGCCTGCAACCGTCACCCAAAACGTGGTCGTCGAATCCATTCGGCACACAGTCAACCCGTCCACACATCGAGTCACCATCGGAATGGGTCAAGTCCAACTCATCTTGCCATTCGTGTTGGACACATCACCGTTGGATTCAACCCTCTACGGTTTGACCTAGAATGGGAACACTATGGCAGGCTTAGGACGCAAAACATTCTCACCAGGAGATGTGCTGACATCAAGTGATGTCCAAGGATATTTGATGGATCAGAAGGTGATGGTGTTCTCAGGTACAGCAACACGCGACTCAGCGATACCAAGCCCATCAGCAGGAATGGTTTCATACTCAACTGCATACGGTCTAATCGTGTACAACGGCACCTCTTGGGTGACGGTATAGAATAGGGGCATCATGGCTGGCTTAGGAAGAAAAACATTTTCACCAGGAGATGTGCTGACATCAAGTGATGTTCAAGGATATTTGATGGATCAATCCGTCATGGTGTTCGCAGGAACAGCTGCACGGGCTTCAGCGATACCATCACCATCAGCAGGCATGGTTGCATACTCGACTGCTACAGCGTTGCAGGTGTACAACGGCTCAGCATGGGTTGATGCTTCACTAGGGTACGGTGTCGCTTCTGGTACAGCTGCTTTAAGTACGGCGATCACTGTTGCTGGTACTGCATACACACTCCTCACCTTCACGGCAGACTCAAACCTTGTTGTGTCCAAAGCAGGTTTGTTTGATGTGATGCTTATTGGTGGCGGTGGCGGTGGTGGTTCGTGGTCATCAACCGCCAATGAAGGTGGTGGTGGTGCAGGTGGTATTGCGGTTGCAACTGTTTATCTTGCTGCGACTACTTATGCAGTCGATGTTGGCGCAGGTGGCGCAGCACAAGTGAGAGGTTT